TCGTAAAGCCTTGGCAATAGTTGAACCAACATTGGCTAAAGAGACCAATAGGGAAATTGCTTCATTCCTTAAGCCTGTTGTTAAAAATGCTAGAGGATTCTTGCCAAGCAATGATGCAGCTCCTAGTGGCTGGTTAAAGCGCGAGAATGCTAAAGGTCGCTGGGCTAATCGTTATTATGATTTTTCAATTGCAAGCAGAGGCGTTACCTATAAGGCAACTCCTAGCAAGCCCAACCGCAATGGCTTCCAAGCTCTTGCATCTATCTTTAATAAGTCTGCTGCTGGCGCTATCTACGAGACAGCCGGTCGCAAGTCAGGCGTTGTAGGAAACTTCACTCCTAAGCTAGGCGGTCAATTAGTGGGCAAAGGTCAAAAGATGACAGGTCGCGCAATCTTTAGAGCCTTCGAGGATGATCGTGGCAAGGCTCAAGATGGAGTCGTAAAGGCAATCTTTAAGGCTAAAGAGAAGTTTGACTCTATGAAGGATAAGGTCTAATGGCAGATTTAAGAATTGATTTAGCTGCGGAGTTTCGTGGCAAGAAAGCCTTCAAAGAGGCTGACAAAGCCACTACAAGCCTTGACAAAGCCGTTGGTAAACTAGGCAAGCAGATTGCCTCAGTCTTTGCTGCTTCAAAGATTTACGCATACGGCAAGGCTTCAGTTAAAGCATTTGCTGAGGATGAGAAAGCCGCCCTTTCCTTATCTCGCACAGTTAAGAACCTAGGGCTTGAGTTTGGCAATCAAGGTCTTGCTGTAAATAATTACATCTCAAACCTAGAGCAACAGACTGGCGTTCTAGATGATGAGTTGCGCCCAGCTTTAGATCGCTTGCTTCGTTCAACCTTCTCAGTTACCAAGGCGCAGGAGCTTCTTAACCTTGCCCTTGATATTTCAGCCGGTACAGGCAAGAGCGTCACTCAGGTTTCACAGTCATTGCAAAAGGCTTACCTAGGTCAGACACAGGCGCTCGGTCGCCTTGGCGTGGGCTTAAGTAAAGCAGAGCTTACTAACTCATCATTTGAGAAAATTCAAAAGCGCCTTACCTACCTCTTTGCTGGTCAGGCTAAAGATGCTGCTAACTCTTACGCTGGTCAAATAGATCGTTTAACTATTGCCTCAAACAATGCCAAGGAAACAATCGGCAAGGGCTTAGTTGATGCTTTAGTTCTAGCAAGCGGTAAAGATAATGACGTTCAAGACTTGGCTAAAGCGATGGACTCATTTGCTAACTACACAGCAGATGCAGCACGCGGCTTAGGAGTCTTGGCTTCCTACTTCCAAAAGATTGACCAGATTGGCACAGGCGGACTGCTAGGCAAGATTCTATCTGCGAACTTTAAGTTTGGTCTTATTGGACAACTGGCAGCCCTTGGTCAGAGAAACTCAGGTGAAGGTACAGGCCAAGGTGGTTCTACCATTGACAATTACCGAGCAACCGCAGCAGCTAAAGCGGCTGAAGCCAAGAGAGTAAAAGAACTTATTGCAATTCAAAAGAAACAGATTGCTAGCCAAAAGGCTTTAACTGCAGAGCAGAAAAAGCAACTGGCACTTAAGAAGGCTGGTTCTCTCTTTGACCTAGAGCAAGTTCAACTCATTGCTGCCCTCAAGGGTAGATTGTCTGACGAGGATCGCAAGCGCGTAGAACTGCAACTAGCCTTGCTTACTGGCAACGTCTCAGAGGCTCAGAAACTAGCCTACGAGGTTGCTAAGGCAGCAGGATTAACTGAATCACTAGCGAGAAGTTTTGCTAACCTTCCAGCAGCTAAGAACCCATTTGAAGCGTGGGATGAATATCTTAATGGCTTAATGAAAAAGGTAAACGCTATCCTTGCAGGTAATCCAGTACCAGCCGCCGTTATACCTACCAACATCACTCCTTCAAGCGTAGGCACACCATTCGGTCAAGCCGGCTCATCACAAGAGGCAGCAGCCATCAGGCAGCTAGGCACACCATTCGGTCAAGCCGGTGGCAATGGCTCAGGTTATATTGGCACTCCATTCGGACAGGCTCAACCAATCGTTGTGCAGATTGACGGCAAGACAGTCGCATCAGCTCTGCAAGATACTTCGATGTCAGGCATCCCTTCAGCAATTAACAGAACTTACGGAAGCTTCGCTGGTCGATGAGCCTACCTGCCGAGATATCCGTATCCTTTGACTTTAGTTCAGGAGCGACTTTCGGCTATCCATTTACAATCGGTGACGCTAAGTACGGAGTTCTAGGTACTGGCACACTCGGCTCATCTACAGTTCCCGTACCTATTGTTGATCTCACTCCTAATGTTCGCAATATCACCATCAACCGAGGCAGAGATATCCAGAGCGATACCTATGTTGCCGGTACAGCCGTTGTACGCATTACTGACCCTGACTCATACTTTAACCCTCAGAACACTTCCAGCCCTTACTACGGCTATTTAGTGCCTCTGCGCAAGGTGCGTATTGCAGCGACAACAGCAACAGCGCAGGAGTTCTTATTCTCAGGCTATACAACTGAGTACCGATACACCTATGACCAAGCTGAACAAATGGGCTATGTGGACATCTATGTAGCTGATGCCTTCCGTCTCTTTAACTTGGCTCAAGTCACGACGGTGGCAGACTCAGGGGCAGGACAATTTACCGGCACACGCATAGGCAAGATTCTAGATCAGGTGGACTTCCCTTCCAATATGCGCACAATTGCTACTGGTCAGTCTCAATGTATTGCTGACCCTGCAACCCTACGCACAAGCCTTAACGCCATCAAGAACGCAGAGTTCTCAGAGCAGGGCGCGTTCTTTATCAATGGCTCAGGCACAGCCATATTTAAGGATAGAAACACAGTCGCCTCATCTATCGCTGGCACTCCTATTGAGTTCAATCAAACCGGCGGTATCCCTTACCGTAACCTAGTATTCGCCTTCGATGACAAACTCATCATCAATCAAGCGCAGATGACCCGTTACGGCGGCACAGCCCAGTTCGCACAGAACGCAGACAGCATTGCCCGATACTTCCCTCACCAGTACAGCGCACAGGACTTGGTTATCGATACCGATGCCAATGCCCTCAATATTGCTGCCACCTATGTAGCAACTAGAGCTGAGACCACCATCCGCATTGACCAGATGCTTGTTGATCTACTAGACCCAGCAGTTCCAACTGACACAATGATTGGCTTGGATTACTTTGACAATCTACGGATTAGCAATATCCAGCCTGATGGCTCAACCATTACCAAGACATTACAGGTGCAGGGTTTATCGTGGAATATCAGCCCTAACAGCATGAGCGTTACAGTTACAACACTTGAGCCCATCGTCGATGGATTCATCATAGGAAGCACAGAACGCGGTATAATTGGCGTGAGTGCAATGACTTACTAGGAGATATAAATGGCAACAGGCTTCCCAGCAGCAACAGGAGATATCCTTACTGCGTCTATGTTCAACGGGCTAGTAGCCTTTACAGTCGATGCAGATCAGACAGCAGACTACACAGCAGTCTTGGATGACGCGTATCAGACCCTAGTGCCTATGAACAAGGCAACAGCCGTAGCGTTTAAGATTCCTACCAACGCCTCAGTAGCCTTCCCAGTAGGCACAGCCATCACAGTCCTCAACAAGGGGGCTGGAACAGTCACAATCTCTGCAGTCACTTCAGGCACAACAACAGTTCTTTCAGCAGGTGCAGTTGCAGCTTCTCCAACATTGGCTCAATACAAGACAGCAGTCTGCATCAAGACTGCAACAGACACTTGGTATGTCGTAGGGGCAATTGCATAGTGATCGGAGCAATCACAGCAGGGCTTTATGCCGGTGGAGTGCCGCCTGTAACTAACAGTTATGAGTCAATCGCGACTGTAACAGTTGGCTCAGGGGGAACATCTACAATCTCGTTCTCATCAATCCCGAGTGGCTTCAAGCACCTTCAGATTCGTGCTATCTATGAGACAGTTTCATTTGCAGACAATATCGGCATGACCCTAAATGGTTCAACTGCTTTAAGTCGTATGCACTATTTAACAGGCAACGGATCAAGCGCATCGGCAGGAAGCACAACGAGCAACCTTCTCACTTTACAGGCTGGTTATTCGACTACTGATTATTATGGAATGGTTATCGATATTCTCGATTATCAGAATACTAATAAATACAAAACCGTTCGAGTTCTTGGCGGCGTAGATTTCAACGGCTCAGGAACTATATTTATGTCCTCAGGACTATACGAAACAACTTCAGCCGTCTCTAGCCTTACACTTCAAGGCAACGGCAGTCAGACAATCGCGGAGTTTAGCCAATTCGCACTATACGGAATTAAGGGGTAATCATGGCAGCCGGTTCAACATACACCCCGATTGCGACTACAACGCTGGGAAGCAACGCCGCTTCTTATACCTTCTCTAGTATCCCTTCTACATATACCGACCTAGTCATTGTCGCTACAGGCGGTTGTGTAGGTTCAGGCGAAGCCATCTTTGCTAGATTTAACGGAGATTCGACAAATTACAGCGACACGGTTCTACTTGGGAACGGTAGTTCTGCAATTTCAACTCGTGCTTCAGTAACGGGTGCTCATGTTATTGGGCGCTATACCGGAACAGACGGCACTATCAATGCCAATGGAATTCTACATATTATGAACTACGCAAACACAACTACTTATAAGACTTGTTTAACTCGTTCTAACAATTCACTTGGAACATCTGCCATTGTCACCTTGTGGCGAGCAACACCAGCGGCAATTACTTCAATTGCCCTAGTTGGTTCTACCAATATTTTGGCTGGCTCTACCTTTACCCTATACGGAATTCAGGCGGCATAATGGCAAATACATTTGAACTTATTGCAAGCGTTACCGTTGGCTCAGGCGGTGCTTCTAGCATCGACTTTACTTCTATTCCAAGCACTTATACAGACCTTTGCCTTAAAGTCAGCACTAGACACAACGGAGCAAGTACGGCTAATGCAATGCTTATGACATTTAACGGCAACACTTCAGGGTACACAGCAAGATTTATCGAAGGCGCTGGAAGTGGCACACCCGGCTCTGCTAGCGTTTCAGCTCGTTATGGTGGTTTAGATGTCGGAGCGAGTGCTACATCTGACACATTTTCTAACACAGAAATTTATATTCCAAATTATGCCGGAAGCGCCAATAAATCTTATTCTGTTGATTCAATTGCAGAAAATAATGCGACACTTGGAGTTCAATGGCTACTTGCTGGGCTTTGGTCTAACACAGCCCCCATCACTTCAATAACTTTACAGCCCGATAATGCTTTACGCTCTTATGTCCAATTCTCAACCGCCTATCTATATGGAGTCAAAAATGCCTAATCCAACACGAATCGAAATCAACTGCGAGACAGGCGTGGAGTCAATCATTGAACTCACCGATGCCGAAGTTGCAGAGTTAGAAGCTCAGGCTGCTATTGCAGAACAGCAGAAGGCAGAAGCCGATGCAAAGGCTGAGGCAGATGCACAGGCTAAGGCTGCTCTACTTGCCAAGATAGGGATCACAGCAGACGAAGCGAAGCTCCTACTGGCATGACTCCCAAGTTATGCAAATCAGGTCGGCAATTAAGGGAGCAGATAGATGATTGTTTCCCTGACCGAGACAGAAGTTCCGATGGCTGGATTGGCGATGCACGCCACGCAGCGCGTCCTTCTGATCACAATCCTGATGAGCAAAATGTCGTATGGGCAATTGATACCGACAGGGATTTATCTGGAAAGGCAAAGCCCGACTTTGCCTCTGACCTTGCGGATCAGCTTCGACTCTATGCAAAGGCTCATGGCAGAATCAGCTATATCATCTACAACGGCAAGATTGCATCAAGCAAGAGGAATTGGCGCTGGAGAACTTATACTGGGATTAATAGCCACCGCACTCATATCCATTGCAGCTTTACCAAGAAAGACGATTCGAGTGCTTTCTTTGATATTCCGTTACTAGGGGGAAAACAATGAACATGAAACATCCAGCAATAGTCTCACTTGGAGCGTTCCTAGCAGTATGGGGCACAACCTCAAACTTCGCTTTAGACTATCGCTCAATTCTCGGTTCAATCGTAGCTGGCGTATTCGGATACGCATCTCCTAAGAAATGACCGCGCAGGACTTTGCGGCAATTGCAGTCGCTATCATCACAGTTCTCGGCGGCGTTGCAGCTTATGTCCAGTTCATGATTAAGCACTACCTATCAGAACTCAAGCCAAACTCAGGCTCTAGCATTAAGGATCAGGTTTCTCGACTCGAAGCGCGTGTCGATACCATCATTAACATACTAGGAAAGTGATACTAATCTCATGGCAAGGAAGCGACCAGTCATAGACCTTGATACTTATTCTGCCCTAGATGCTTATGCAATAGCGCTTAATGAGTATTACAAGTCATTACGCAGAGCAGGGTTCACAGAGACTCATGCCTTTTGGCTGCTATCAGATCGCGAGACCTTTCCTGATTGGATTATCCCTAACCTACCCAATCGCATCGACAATCTACCCTACGAGGATGACGACGAGGACTAAATGAAGCGAATCGTAATTCTGAGCGACCTGCAAGTTCCCTTTGAGGATGTGCATTTAACTCAGAACATAGCAAGATTCCTACAGAAGTTTAAGCCAGACCAAACAGTTACCATCGGTGACGAGATTGACTTTCAGACCATTTCCAAGTGGTCGGAAGGAACACCTCAAGCCTATGAGCAGAGCCTCGGCGACGACCGAGACCGTTGCGTTGATCTATTATGGGAGTTAGGCGTCACAGACTGCATACGCTCTAACCATACTGACCGGCTTTATAACATCATCATGAAAAAGATTCCCTCATTCCTATCTTTGCCTGAGCTTCGCTTTGAGAAGTTTATGAAGTTTGATGAGTTAGGCATCACCTTCCATAAGAACCCTATGAACATTGCTCCTAACTGGATTGCAGTTCATGGAGACCATACGCCTATCAAGCAGCAGGGTGGGCTCTCAGCCCTTGAGGCAGCCCGTAGGCATGGAAAGAACGTTATCTCAGGACATACTCACAGAGCCGGCCGTAGCGCCTTCACAGAGGCCTCTGGTGGCCGTTTAGGGCGTGTTCTGCATGGAGTTGAGGTAGGTAATCTCATGGACTTCAGACAGGCCTCATATACCAAGGGAACGGCTAATTGGCAGCAAGCCTTCGCCATCATGTACGTCAAGGGATCTAACGTTCAAGTGGACATAATTCATATTGAAAAGAACGGTACGTTTATCGTGCAGGGCAAGGTATATGGAAGGCCACGCTAGTATCGCAATCCCCTATTTTGAGGATGAAGACCCGTCTCAAATCGTTATCATTTCGTTATCTAAAAAAGGCGGCTGTCGCATAAGACTCATGTAATCTAAGCCCTAACAACAACGAAAGGGCTCAAGATGAGTATTTATCTCATTGCATTTCTAGCAGTAACTATCCCGTTCTTAGCTGGCTATTATCTCGGAGTATCAGAC